CCAGCAGCAACAGAACAAAGTTTTAAGGGCGTACATCCGGCGGGCGGTGTTTGCTCGCGGACTGCTCTGCGCGAGTGCGCTTTTTTTGTCCGTCTTTTTTGCTTCTTTAGCGTTTCCGTTTTTGTGGTTGCTGTGGCCCTGGGGCTGCAATCGGAACGCATACGAGCTCCTTTATCCTTCATCCTTCCACTACACTGAGTACTTGCAGACTGATCGCAGCGTTTCCGGCAGGGGCAATGGCGTGGGTGAGGACGGAAGTGGTTGTAGGTCAGCCGCAATCTTTTGGCAAAAACGCAGAAGGCCGATCGCCTGTGAGTAGGTTGGCGGCGTGCCGTGCAACGTGACTATAGCCCGTACACAGCCGCGCATGGCCCCAGCGCGGTGTGTTTCTTGTAGCATTTGGGGGGGCGGTTGAATGGGTACGCAGGCGGCCAGCAGCAGCGCTATGATAAGGAGGGGCAGCAGTGTTAAGTGGTAGGGTTGGTAGCGTTTCATGGTGTTTTAGAATTCCCGGTCGATCCAGAAGATGACGGCGGTGTAGCTGATGATGACGACCCACATGATGAAAAGAAAGTGTTGCCAGTCCATTGTGTTGATCTCCAGTTACCTGCAGCGGATTGCATAAGCTTTGTATAGATGTCTAGATCCGGATCCGGCTGCTGCAGCTAGGATTCTGTGCCTAGATGTAAGGTTTGTGTAAGGCGTCCGTGGTCCCAGGTTTCGATAATGTTGCGCACGCGGAATGGTTGGGCGCTCCAGCCGCGGTCGCTGTCGGTGATTTGGACGATGTCGTAGATCTCGAGTGCGAGATTGGCGGGCGCTTCGATCAGGGCGTCGATGTTGAGTTTTTTTTGGCGGTCGGCTTCGGTGTCGGCGGCGTTAGCGACGCGGGTGTCGCTGTTGTAGCGGGTGTTTGTGACGCTGTAGGGGATGGGTCGGGCGTTTGGCGTGCTGGGCCCGGCAGCCATGGCGACGTATGAGCCATCTTCGGGATCGGTCGAATATGTGCCAAGGACGTAGGCGAAGCCTAGCGCGGGCAGGTCGGTGATGGCGGCTGCGTCGATCAATGTCCATTGTCCGTCCGGGTAGGTGTGGGCGGAGTCGTCGTAGTCTCCGCTGTCGGATGTGCCGGGATTGATGAGGGTGAGGGCGAATGTTCCGTTGTTGGCGGGTACGAGCCAGGCGTTGGCTTGGTTCCTGGCGCGGTAGGCGGCGCCCAGCAGCGATTCTGAGGGTTGTATGGTCATGGGGATGACGGCGGCGGTGTCGAGGCCGCTGTCATCGATGGCCAGGTCCAGGCCGCAACGTGCGCACAGTCGTCGCATGAGGGTGGAGAGTCCGGCTACGCTGCCGTCGTTGGCGACGAAGGGGCGGTGCTGGCGGGAGATGCCCAGGTAGCCGACGGCGTCGACGGCGTCGATGATGGTGTGGCGCTTGCCGGCGTGTACGGAGGTGACGTAGAAGGCAAGGTCCTCGTTGCCGGTTGCAGCTCCCCAGGATAGTGTTCGTTTGACGGTGAGGATTTGGCCGATCTGGATGGCGGGCGTACTGGCCGGCAGGGTGATCGTGATGTGGTGATTGTCGTAGATGTAGTGTGAGGGCGTGAGGGTGTCGCCGGTTGCGGTCTGGGGTTGGCCGCGGTAGGCAAAGCCCTGGCCGTGGTAGTACCAGTTTTGGTCAGCAGGGTTGTAGGTGAGTGCGTTGTAGATTTGATCGTTGTAGTGGTTTTGGTCGGGAAACGGGATGAGGGGTTCGTCCATTACAAATTCGCTGTCCTGTTGCCACAGTGCGGTTAACCCTTCATAAACTCCACCCATGTACGCGGTTTCTAGTGCGAGGCCGAAGTAGTTGTTGTCGCGGGCGGTGCGCGTGAACAGTTTTAGCCCGTAGAGCGAGAGTCCGAATAGTCCGCCCTGGCTTTGGTCGATGTCGTGTGGATCGGAGAAGGATGAGCCATTCCATTTGACGATGCGGAAGCGGCTGGGTCCGTGGTCGGCGGCGCGAAAGACGAGCAGATATATGTTGTCGAGATCGTCGGGATCGGAAATGATGCCGGCGGCGCGCCAGTTGTCGGCGTACTTATTGCCGTGTAGATAGGCGGACCACACGCCGCCCACGTAGTCGGAGTAGGCGCGGATGTCGAAGGGGAATAGATTGTGTGAGCCGCTGGGGTGGCGGGTGTAGATCATGTCGGCGGCGGCGGTCAAGGAGTAGGTGGTGGAGACGCCGCCGATTGAGATGCTGCCGGCGGTGTTGGTTATGTCGAAACGGCGTACGTTACCGGTGGCACTATTGGTGAAATAGACGCGTATCTTGTTGGTGGCGTGGTTGATGGCGTGGATGGAGTTGGCGTCTTCGGCGACGGCTTCGGTCCAATTGATGGTGTTCCATTGGGGGGCGTAGGTGGGGTCGGTGAAATGGTGGTAGGTGAGGCTGTTGTTGTCGCCTTGTAGGATTAGTAGTGTGTTGTCGCTGGCGAAGAAGGCGCCGCCGCGGGCGAGCACGGGTTTAGCGCCCGGCGTTCTGTAGACGGTCCACGCGAGGCTGCCAATGGGCGGAGCCAGGCCGCGGTTGGCGACGGTGATCGTGATCGCGGCTTTGGGGCTGCGCAGGGCTTGGACGGTGGTAAGGTCGGCGGAGATTTGCCTCATAGTCCAATGGCGCTCCAATTGGGGGGTGTTGTGGGAATGCGGATGGCTTGCAGTAGTTCGTTGGCTTGCGCGCTTAGCCATTCCGAGGTGGATTCTAGGGTGCGGGTGGCGGAGGCGGGGATGGCGGGGTTTTCGCTGAGTTGGCGTAGGCGTAGTTGGCAGGCTGCGGCGGCGCCAAGTAGTGCGATGATGCGCGTGTGGCGGACGGGAATGGTGGTGGCGGCGGCGGAGTCGAGGTCCTTGATGGCGTGCAGTGTGGTGTGGCGCACGCGGATAATTTTGGAGATCACAGGTTCGATGTCCTCGAAGTAGATAGTGAGGTCGTCGATGTGGCGGAAGGGACGTTGCAGCTCGCTGAAGCTGGCGGCGTCGGCCCAGGGGTAGGCGACGGCGATGATTTTGTGGATGGCGGTGATTGTGGAGAGGTCTTGTTTTTCTTTGGTTCCGGTGACGGTGAAGCTGGTTTCGGTGACGGGTATGTGGTCGTAGATGGACAGTGCGTGGCGCAGGGCGTCGTCCTTGATGGCGTCGGTCCAGGTGGACGAGTCGACGGCGGTGGCGAGTATTTGGTCGATGAGCGTGCGGTAGGATGCTTGGTCGTTGGCCATAGGTTGTCCTTATGGTGAAGGATGAAATATGAAGGATGAAGGATGACTACGTGATGCTTCATCCTTCATCCTTGTAAATTGGTGACTCTAGGAGTTTGCGTAAACGGGCCAGTAGGCGCAGGTGGCGGGCTTTGGCGGCGGTGATGGCGATGTCGAGCAGGTCGGCGATTTCTTGGAGTGTGAGGTCGTGGACGTAGCGCAGGCGTAGAAAGGTGAGTTGGTCCTCGGTGAGTTGGGGCATGATGGTGTGTAGGGCGTCGGCGTTGGCGGCGTGGATGTGGATCTGGGGACGGGTGTCGATGTCTTGGGTGCGTTCGGTGGCGATGAAGTCCTCGAGCGTGGCTGGGTGGGTGAGGCCGGGTGCGTGGTGGTGGCTGGCGGCGGCGCGGCGGTAGTGGTCGATGGCGAGGTTGTGGGCTGCGCGCCATAGCCAGTGATTGGGTTGTGCGATGTTGGTGTTTTTGTCTAGGGCGGCTATGTATTTGACGAATAGATCGTGGAGTAGGTCGTCGGCCTGGGCATAGCCGTTGCGATGATTGAAGTAGGCGAGTAGGCGTAGGCGCAGGGCGGAATAGAGTTGCGCGGGGTCGACAGTGGGGACGGATACGCTCCGGTCCCCACTGTTGTTGTGCGCCGGTTGCTGAAGCCGGCAGGGGTGTATCGCTGACTGGGCCCGTGTCTTCCCGGTCAGTGAGGTTGGCATGTTATTCCGCGAACCAGAAGTCGATGCTGGCTTTCTGGATGGCAGTAGTATTAGTGGGTCCGTCAAAGTCGACGGACCAGGCGAGTTCGCCTTCGGCGGCGATGGGGAAGGGCTGGCCGGCGGTGGCTACGGCGCCGTTGAAGTCAGCGGGATAGTAGTAGGCGCCAGCGTCGGATACGCCGGGAGCTTTGCCGTCGAGGATGCCGTCGGGATCGGCGACGGTGCCCAAGTCGAAGGTGGCGGTGTGCGCGTTGTCGCCGACGGCGGCGACGGCGATCAATTGACAGGCAAAGGGTAGGGCAATGAAACCGTTGGTGTTGGCGGCTAGGGTTCCCAGTTCGACATGAATTACGAATCTTTGGCCTTGCATGGTCGTGCGTTGCCTCCTGGTTAGATGGTGAGGGCGTAGGTTGGCATGTTATTCCGTAAACCAGAAGTCGATGCTGCCCTTTTGGATGGCGGTGCCGGCTGATCCGTCGTAGTCGAGCGACCAGGCCAGTTCGCCCTCAGCGGCGACGGCGAAGGGTTGGCCGGCAGTGGCTACGGCGCCGTCGAAGTCAGCGGGAGAGTAGTAGGCGCCGGCGTCGGATACGCCGACAGCGGCGCCGTCGATGATACCGTCGGGATCAGCGAGGGTGCCCAGGTCGAAAGTAGCATTATGAGCGTTGTCGCCGACGGCGGCGACGGCGATCAACTGACAGGCAAAGGGTAGGGCGATGAAACCGTTGGTGTTGGCGCCGGGTGTGCCGAGTTCTACATGTATGCAGAATCGTTTGCCTTGCATGATGGTGTGTTGCCTCCTGGCAACGGTTCAATATGTAGTGAAGGCTGAAGGACGAGGGATGAAGGATGAATATGTGATGTTTCATCCTTCATCCTTCATATTTCATTCTTGTAGTTAGCCTGCGACGTTGCGCTTGGCGATGCCAACGTGGGTCGACACGCCGTAACTCCACCAATCACGCACCTTCACCGGCAAGGTGTCATTGCTAAACATGAGGCCGGATGTCTCGCTGGTAACCTGGAAGATTTCCGGCATGGGATGGCTGCCGCCGGCGGGATTGCTGGCGTAGGCCATGTGAATGACGGGGTGCAGTCGCGGGTCGACGATGGCGGCCCAGTCGGTGGCGTCGGTCCAGTCGGGTACGGCGATTGGTATTGGCCGAGGGTCGCCGGGACGGGACTCGGCGTAAGGATTGACTTCCTGCGCTGTTTTGTCGGATGCCGGTTTGCCGACGTCGCCGGCGCCGTAGCCGAACTCGGTAAGGGCGGCGTCGAAGAGTTCGATGGGTAAGAGAATGAACGTAGGCCACAAGCCAATCGGTTTGCTGGTGCCTGGGAGGTTTTGTTCCCAGACGGCTGTGCGCATAGCCTTCCAGCCGGCCGTATCAAAGGCGGTGGTGGCGATGTTGCTGTGGTCGCTGTGGAAGAGGACGACGGAGTCGTTGGCCATGGTGGGGCCCACACCGGACGCTTGCGTGAAGATGTAACTGATGGCGGCGGAGCGGGTGCGGATGGCGGCCTTGATCAGCTCACGGGGGATGGCCTGGATTTGCTGGATGTCGCTTTGGCGGATGGCTTCGAGGGTGATGCCGACGTAGTTGCCGTATTTCGAGAACGCCATGCTTTCTTTGCTATCGCCCACGCTGGCTTCAGTGTAGGCTTGTCCTTCGGGGACGGTGGGCAGGTTCGCGAGGCCGTCGACGAGAACCAGGTTCACGTCGTGTGTCGTGCCGGCGTGCGGGGTGACGGCGACGATCGGTTCGTACCAGCGGTAAGTGACCAGGTTGTCGTAGTGCATGCGTGTGACGCGGTTTAGGGCGTCGACTACCATGCCGGCGAGTGTGGTGCTGGTGGCGGCGGCGAGTTGCGCCCATTCGGGGTTGAACACTCCGTACCAATTGACGTCGCCGGTGATGGCCTGGTAGATGGAGCGTAGGTCCCGGAGGGCTGGCGGCGGCGGTTCGCACTTTACTCCGAATAGCCAGTCGATGGCGCTCTGGAAGCGATCGGTGGGTGTGGACATGTCGGCTTCGCTGATCGGTTGGATGCCGCGTACCAGGTGTTGGTCGTGGGCGGCGGCTTGCGCCTTGATTTGGGCCTCGATTAGGGGGATGGCGTCGTCGGGTGATTTGCCGGAGAGCGCGAGTTTGAGCAGGTGCTTGGATGGTGCGCTGAGGTTGGCGGCGTCGATCAGTTCGTCGACGCGGCGTTGGGTCATGCGCGCTTCTAGCGTCTGCATTTCTTGAAGGATGGCTGCGGCGCTCTTGGTGTTGGAGCAGCCAGGCCCTTCGCAGGGAGCCGGGGGCGGGGATACCTCTGGGCCGGGTGGGGCCGGATCGGGAGGGTTGGGTGGGGCGGGATCGGTTGGTGGGGTTGGTTGGAGGGGCGGGACAGGGTGTTCTGTGCCGTCGGGTAGGTAGATGGAGGGTTGGCTGTTTGGGGCTGGCATGCGGTGATTGTCCTTTGCTGAGCATAGGTGTGAGAGTAGGTGAGTGTTGGGAATGGCGGGTGCGTTGACGGCTGATGTTTCCTTGCCGGTTGGTTGCAGGAAGATTAGTTCGCAGATTTCGTCTGGGTCCCCGCGTCCGCGGGGATAGTTGTGGCCGGGATAGTGACGACAGGTGAACCAGTCTTCGCCGCAGATGGAGCATTCGATGTGCTCGAAGTACCAGGCGATAGAGAAGCGGTCGATGATGCCCTCGAGGAAATCTTTGATGCCGCGTCGAGTGGTGAGGTGGATGGTCTGGATCATGTCGTTGCCGGACATGCGTGAGGCGGTGATGGTTCCGTCGCGGCTGCCGATGTCTCCTACGTCGTGGTTGCGCAAAAACGGTTGTTGCTCGTAGCTGGTGGCGAACGCGGACATGTCCTGGGGCCGGAAGCGCGTGTGATTGGGATTGTTGACCTGTTGGCGATAAACCAGGGCTTCGAAGTCAAGCTCCGTTAAGTCGCCCGCTTCCAGTTGTTTGAGCAGGGTCTGGCGGCGGGAATGGGGCCATGCTGAGAGGTTATAGCTGACTTGCGGCTGGCTCTGCATGGTTGTTGTTGGTTGGATCGCTTGGGGATCTCTGGTCCGGTGGCGGTCGAGTAATGTCATGTTGTCCTTCTTGTAGGATGGTGTCGATTTGGTTTTCGGTAAGCGTTTCGCCGGCGAATTTGACGAACATGCGCAGGGCCACCTTGCGGAAGGCGGGACCGGAGCCGGTGAGGGTGGCCAGTTCGGTGAGGGCGCCGGTGAGGGAAGCGGTGGCGGTGGCGAGGTCGGTGTTGTCTTCGGGGCTGATGTCGGGTGTGATGGCGGTGATGTCGGCGGCGGTGGCGAGGTCGGTGTTGTGTTCGGGGCTGGGCCGCGCCCGGAGGGAATCCGGCTCCCCGGTGGCGGCGGCGGTGCGGGGAGCCTTCTGGGTCCACGCCTGGCGGATGAGGTCTTTGAGCATGTCGGCGAGGTAGGTTTGGCGGCGGCGCAGGAAGCGACGTCGCTGTTCGGCCATGGTCTTGCCGGTGGCGAGGTTGCTGTCTGTGCCCTCGCCAATGTCCAGTAGTGCGATGCCGGGTCCGCCGGCGACAATCATCCAGCGAATGGCGCGTCCGTCTTTCTCGGCGTCGCGGGCGTTGAGGTTAGGGGCTACGGCTTCCCAGGTTTCGGTGTCGGTTTCGGCAATGATGACAGAGCCTGCGGTTGGCGGTTGGCGGTAGCGTTCCAGGAGTTCGCTGTGCAGGCGTTTGGGTGCGTGTACGATCCACAGGAATGATCTGACGGCCGCATTGAGACGTACGCGGTCTTCGAGCCAGCGGTTGTAGCGGCGTAGCCAGGGTAGGATGGGTGCGAGGTCGGATTCGCCGCGGATGGTGCCAGTGATGCGGTTGACGGCGTAGTGCAGCATGATGGGATCGGAAGGTTCGAGGTTGGGGTGGAGTGGTGATTTCCACCATTTCTCGTTTTCGCCGATGGCTTGCGTCTCGCGGTAGCGCAGCTCTTTTTCGTAGTCCTGGTGGTCGTAGTCGATGGCTTCGATCAGACAGGCGGGCACGGTGCGCACGGTGGACATGCCGGAAATGGGATTGGTGAATAGTACTGGGAATAGCTCGCCGCTGCGGGATAGTTCGTCGCTCCACTCGGCTAGGCGTTGGTCGATGTGGTTGGCGGCCCAGAAGTCATCGATGAAGCGTTGTAACGGCTTGTGCGCGGTTTGTAGGCGGATGCCGTTGCCTACGATGTAGCTGGTGGTGAGGCCGACGATGCGTCGCGCTAGGGGGTTTTTGCGCCAGGCCTCGCGGGCGTCGGTGATGTCCTGGAAAATGGTGCCCCAGTCTTTGTCGAGGGGCGTGCCGGCGGGATGCAATACGAGTCCGTCGTCTTTCAGACCGACCGGAATGGCGGTCACGGGGGCTAGACCGGCGATTTGATTGATCCAACGCGCGAAGCGTTGCATTAGCGGTAGGGCCACGGTGGTGGGCCTCCTGAGCCGGGTGTTTGGTCGTCGAGTAAGCTGAGTTGCGTGAAGGGTGTGAGGGTGGTCGTTTTGATGATCACCTCGAGGGCTATGAGTGCGTCGTCCATTTCCTGCACGGCGACGGAGCGGCGCGGTTCTTTTAGGAAGCGTTCACGCGAGCGACGTTCACGCGTGAGGGCTTCATAGAGGCGCTCGTAGGCTTTGGCGGGTGATAGGGTAAGGGGAGCGTTTGGGTTCATTTATTTCTTCCTGTCGATGATGCGTATGTGAGGGGGAAGTGAAGGCTGAAGGGGCCCAGAGGGCTCCCCAGAGGGCTCCCCAGAGGGCTGCCCGGATGAAGGATGAGTAAATAGGTTATGCGGCGCTTCTGTTTTCATCCTTCGGCCTTCATATTTCATCCTTGTAGTTACCATTGGTCGTCGTCGACTCCTGTGAGTGGATCGTGTGGTTTGACGGCGGTGGATGGTTGGGCGTGTAGGTTGCTGGTGGCGAGAGCGGCGACGGCGAGGGCGAAGGAATCGGCGCGGTCGTCGTGCAGTCCTTGGGGTGCGCGTAGGGTGCTGGCCTCGATGCTGGACAGTTGGCTGATGGTCTCCGGGTGTGTGACGGTTACGGATTGATCGCGGAAGGCGTCGGCGCAGTGGTCGTAGAGAAGTATTTTGCCCTTGACGTTTGATAGCCATCCGGGCTTGCCGTCGAAGCCGGTGAGTACGCGGTGTTGTCCGGAATTGTGTAGGGCGGCGATCAGGCTGTGTCCGTGGTTGTTGCGTTCGGGCATGATGCTGGCGTGGTTGTACCAGGCGGCGATGGTGTCGAGATAGTGGGCGAATACCGTGGGTTCAATTTTACCCGCAAACGACGCTACTTCTTCCCAGCTGGCCGCGTCCATCACGGTGGCGGATGAGTCGTCGCTGTTGGGGTTGCCCTCGGCGGGGTCGGCGCCGATAACATAGTGGTGGTCGGGTGCGGGTGCGACGTAGGCGGCCAGGGGCGGCAGGGCTGGCGGCAGTTGGGAAGCGGGCCCCGTCCCCGGCTCCCCGCTTGCGAGTAGCGGTTCGGCTTCGACGATGCAGGGTGTGATCCATTCGAGTGGGATGCGGCGGTCGAGTTGCTCCGGCGCCAGGGCTTCTTCGGGGGTGGCGGGATACTCGGCGAAGAAGTCGTCGTCGGTGCCGCGCTGTGCGTGCATTTCGGCGCGTGTGCGTTTGTGCCAGGCGTCGTCACGCTCGGGGTGTGCGCGCCAGGGCAGGAAGATACTTGAGTAGTCGCCGATGTTCTTGACGGCTGCGCGGAAGAGGTTTTTGAAGGTGGAAACGGGTCGGCGCTTGTCGCTCGTGCTGATCAGTAGGAGGCGTCCGCCGGCGTCGATCGTGGGCTTGACGGCGTTCAAGAACAGGGCAAGGTCGGGAACAAAGTCTGCTTCGTCGACGATGGCGAGTGAGCCGGTGTAGGAGCGTCCGCCGCGGGTGCTGAAGGCGAGTGCGCGGCTGCCGTTGCTGAGCTCGAGATGTTTGGATGCGGAGCGCACGACGGTTTTGCTGCGGAAGGCGCTGGGTAGGCGGTTATACATGGCGTGTAGGCGCACGAGTAGCTCGATGCTCTCGGCCTCCTTCAGGCTGAATAGTAGGATGGTGGCTGGCGCTTGGAAGGTGATCATCCACAGGGCGTAGGCCAGGGAAAGCCAGGATAGTCCCAGTTGGCGGGCTTTGAGTATGACGAGCAGGCGCTGGTTGTGGATGGAGGTGAGTGTGGATATTTGCGTGGGCCATAGGTCGAACGGTATCCATGCGCGTAGGGTGGCGTTATAGATATGCACAAAGTGGGTGACGAAATATTCAGGTGATTGGGCGCATTTCAACCATTCGAGCTTGTAGTTCATGGGCTCCTACTCGGCGTTGGACCAGATGTTGATCAGATTGTGTAGTCCGTCCTCGAGGGCTACGCTGCCGATGTAGATAGCGGCGATCAGGGTGATGGCGTCGGCCAGTTCAGCGCCATAGAGTTCGCCGCGGTAGTACAGGAAGGCGGTGACGGCAGCAGCGGCGACGGCCGTCCAGAATTTGCGTGATTGCACGAGCAGCGTCAGTTTGCTCTTGCGGTCTGTGCGGATAGTTCCGGGTGGCAGAGTGGTTGCGATGTGGAAGTCGACGGCGGTCATTTCGCCGTTGGGTGTGAGCTGGTCTAGGTGTTCTGTGGGCGGCATGTTATTTCCTTGGGTTGGTTGTTGTCGAGTGTGCGGTCGGGGGGGCCCTGAGGGCTCCCCTCTGGGCCTAGGTGGGGATTGTCGTTGCCGTTTTCGTTGCCGTTATCCCCGCCGACGCCTGCATTGTGGTGGTTGGCGGTAACGCGGTTGATGCGTTTCCAGTGTGCGAGCTCGCGTTGGGCGGCGAGTAGATCGTCGGCGGAGAGTATGAGACCTTCGGGAGCCGCAACAGCGTTGGGGTCGACGGGTAGTTCTTTGCGCTGGGCGGCGATGGCGTCGCGGATCATGAGGCGGATGTTGGGCAATTTGGCGCGGGCTTCGTCTTTGTCCATGCTGGCCAGGTCGGCGATGTCGAGCACGGCGAAGGCGGTGTCGAGGAAGCGCTCGATTTTGTCGACGCGGTCGCGGTGGGCGTCGAAGATGCGCTGGGCGGCGAGTTCACGGTAGACGCTGCGTTGGGCTTCGTCCCAGGTTTCGGCGCGTTGTTTCCATTTCCATTGTTTGGCGGCGGCGTACCAGGCGGCGCCGGGGCGGGCGCCGGTGAGGTTGTCGGATTCTTTGACGATGCGGAAAGTGGCGTCGATGGAGCGGCGTGGTCCGAGTAGGCGAAATACGTCGAGACGGGCGTACCATCGTGCGGGTTCGTTAGTTTGTCGTTCCCATGAGGCCGTCATAGTTGCAGATGGTAGCACAGGCGGGAAGGGTCGTCAACAAGATCATTTGCCTGCCGAGAAGGGGCGTATCTGCTTGTGTATTGTTTGTAGATTGTGAGGGTAGGGATTGTGCTACTATTCGTGTACGCCCAACATGCTCAAATATTGCAATTCAGGCAGATCAGCCTCCGTCAGTTCACTCAGTTCGTCCACCAGCAAATCTCGCAGACCACCCACCAACGGCGCCAGATTTCCAAGCCGCGACTGCGCGATGATCTTGCCCGGTATGCTCTCCACATCACGAAACGGATCCGGTTGCGCATAAACGTTCACCGCATCGTACACCGGCAACGTGCTGCGCTTATTCAACTCGGAATACAGGTACAGCCAACTCAACGCCGCTAGAAACTGATCCGGAGCCAGCGACGCCAGAAAATTCCGCGGCCCATTCCATTCCGGCAATTTTTCTTGCGCCAATCTCACCGCGTACTCAAACAGTTTCTCATTCGCCGGCGGCGAAAGATTTTTTGTTCCGACCGCCGTTGATGGAAAGTTTTCTGACGGCCCTCGATTAACTTTACCATAATCAAAATCATCATCATCACCGTTACTATGCGAATCACTATGATGATGATGGATCAGTGGGTATTGATCCAATGGGTATTGATCTACTGTGTCTTGATCGGGTGACTCACAGACACTAGGGTGGTGTCTGTGAGTCACTAGGGGTAGTGTCTGTGAGTCACTAGGTAGTGTCTGTGAGTCACTAGGTAGTGTCGGTGAGTCACCAGGTGACGACCCCGATCCGCACCTCCCAATCAACCGATAATCGTTCGAACTATGCGCACCTGACGACGATTTCCGAGACCGCTTCGTGATCAAACCGGCTGCACAAAGTTTTGCAACCGTGCGCATAACCGTCCTCCGACTCAAATCCAAGTGGTCGGCAATTGTTTGAAAGGAGGGAAAGCTGCCCATGCCAGCACCGTCAGCGTACCGGGCAAGAACACTGTACACGGCGATGCCATAGGCGCCGATCAGCGGCCCGTAGTCATCGATCACGTTATTGTCGACGAGATAGAATCCTGATAGTCGCTGGGTGGTGTCGTTGGTCATGGTGGGTGGCCCTCGCGCAATAAAAACACCTGTGCTATGAGGTACGGTAGTGCGGCTTCGCAGTTACCCAGACGGAAGGCTGCCTCAATACCGCACCTCATAAAACAGGTGTTCTCCGCTGAATCGGTCTGCGAAACCGTTGTGCTATGTGATTGTAGCAGATCGTGATGTAGTTGGCTAGTGCTGTCATATGTTTCGGTACGGTTGTTTGGAAATTGGGGTTGGTAACGTATCACAGTCGTTGTGTGGCGTCAACTGTGGTTTTGGCGTCGGCGCAGTGCAAGGATGAATGATGAAGACGCCCCGCATCCGGCAGTCCCCAGCGTAGCGGCACTGCGCTGAGTACGTCCGGATACGGGGTCACAGCGGAGGGGCGGAGGAAGTCGACGCCCCGTAGCGGTACT